TTAAGTTTTATATCAGAAGTCTTTACGAAAATATAGAAATATTGGAAAAAAGATCAAAAAAACTAGCAAAAAATTTTGCTGAAAGTGTAGTTTATTCAGAATTAGTAACCACAACAATTATTTATTATAAAGAATTAGTTGAAAATATCAGTATAGCCGAAAGTTTAGTTAAAAAAACAGTTAAGAATTTATCAGACACCCTAGGAATTACAGAATTATTTTCAAGAGTAGCAGTTTTAACTAAAACTTTCACAGAAAATATAGCTATTACAGAAGTTTTGTCCAAACAAGCATTCAGATATTATTATGAAAGTTTTGTTGAAAACATAACAGTTGCAGAAAATGTTGTTAAATCCACTGTTAAGAGCTTTTCGGAAAGCATAGGAATCACGGAAGATTTTAGAAAAAAAACAGTTAGAAGTATATCAGAAACAATAAACTACACTGAAAACCTAGTTAAAACCGCCGTAAAGAATTTAACTGAAACAGTAGCAATTTCCGAAGTGTTAACAAGAGTTGGTCAATTTATTAGAACTTTTTCAGAAAATGTAGGAATAACCGAGAATGTTTCTAAAACTAAAGGTTATACTAGAACTTTTTCAGAAAACCTTGGACTATCAGAAGCTGTCGCAAAGCAAAAACAAGCCTTTAGAAGTTTTACAGAGAATTTAGCAATAACCGAGGCAATTTATAAAAAAGTCAGACCTTTATTGCAAGCAATAGGAAAAATTAAAGACACGGAGGCTTTTGGAATAACTAGGGACATTTATTTCAGAGGAAAAATTACAGCCCTGAAAATAATTGGTAAAATAAAGAAATGAAAGTATTAGAATTCAATAATTTATCCGTGGCAATGATGGTTTTGGAGAAAGCCATTATTAAAGATCCAGTTACTGCTGGATCAAGTAAAACTATTACTCTTGATAACAATGACGGTTTTTCCGAAGACGATTTTGTTTTAATTGGAGAAATAGGAGATCCAACTAGCGAAATTGCTCAAATAAATACAGCTGTTGCAGGGTCAACAAATATACAAGTTGACAGTTTAGGCTTCCCTCACGACGCAGGAGTTCCGGTTTACAAGATCCCTTATAATCAAGTTAATTTTTACCACGCAGACACCTTAACTGGGGATAAGACCTTATTAGATACTTTGGATATAGACGCTGATAGTAAATTTACAAGATATGTAGATGAAACCAACACCGCAGGATATCTATTCTTTACGATGTATAATTCCGAGACTACCGATGAAAGCGGATATTCAGCTGGGTTTAATTACGGGACAATCCCTTACGGAACAAGAATTAAAATCAGAGAGTTCGTTACTTCTCCTCACAACTGGAATCAGGACTTAGACGAAGAAACTTTTAATGCTCTTTGTGATTTTGCGGAAAGTGAAATATTTTCAGTTAAAAGATGGAGATTTAGAGAAAAGGTTGTTTCTTTCACGACCGTTGCCGAACAACAATCTTACACGAAAGCCGAAGCTGGGGCGACAGATATTGGGCAACTTATTTACGCTACTTACGATGATAACCCTGTTTGGGCTACTAACTTAAGAACTCACAAAAGATTAAACTGGAACAATAACCAAGTTGGAACGCCGAGAACTGTTGTGGAGTTTGACGACAGTTTGGAGTTCACCCCTACACCGTCCGAAGCTAAAACAGTTAAATTGTATTACTACCGGAACTCAATCGGGTTTACCAACGAATCTACTGAATCAGAAGTCAAATTGCCTCAAGCTATTGGATTTAGAGTATTACAAGACTTGTGGGCTACTGTTGATGTTCAAAAATCACAGTATTTTGAAAAAAGATATTTACAAACAATCGCCGCGATGAAGCTGGACGACTTTAAACAGTCTTCTAAATTCCCAACTTTATCCAACGCTGGATTTGATGACGCTAATCGGATCATAGACCAAACAGAATACCCTAATAGAATAAGCTAAATAAATGAAGCTACAACGACAAAATAAAAGTGATTTCTCAGGTGGAGTTCAGAATAAAACTACAAAAAGGCTGGCTTTACCTAACCAGTTAATCCACGCTTTGAATTGTGAATTTAGCAGTAAAATTGGAGCTATCACTGGGAGACGGGGGAGTAATGTTGAATCAACTGTTTTAGCAGATGAGGAAGTTTTGACTATCTTACAATGGATTAAAAACGACGGGACTGTTCATTATTTTACTTCTGTCGATGACGGTGAGGCTTCTCCAAAGGTTGATCTTTACAAAAACGCTTCTGTTTTTGGTGGAGCTTGGAGCAAGTCTTTGGAAGATTTAGAATCAGCTACTGATATTTTTGGAGCAAATTTTGCTAATATGTTGATAGTCGCTAACGGAGTTGACGCGGTTAAAAGTTATAACGGATCAACCTGGAGTGCCGTAACCAACGCACCAGCAACTGGAAAATTCCCAGAAGTTTATAAGCAGAGATTGTTTATTTTAGCCGAGAATGGATTTTTACATTATTCAGATGTTGTTAATTCAGCAGGAACAGGGTTTTCTTCTACGGAATGGTTAAATAGAGGTATAAACCCCAATGACGGTCAAAAAGCAACAATGCTAGTGAGACACCGAGGAAGACTGTTGATTTTCAAGGAAGAAAGTATTTACCGATATGACGGAACAAACGAGCCAGAAGCTGAAATTGTAGTGGGAACTCACAGCGGTAAATCAGTAGTAGTTTTAGGAGAGGTGTTTTTCCACCACCCAACAGGAATCTATAAAATGGGAAGTGGAGATCCGATCCTTATTTCAAGGGCAGTTCAAAAGTATGTGGACGGAATGAGTAGTTCTAATTGGTCCAAAGTTGCCTCAGGAAGAGATTTGGAAAATGTTTATTTTTGGATAGGAGATGTAACAATTGACGATCCGCACGAACACGATTACGGAAAGACTTACTCAGATGTGGTATTAGTTTATAATGTTTATGCAGAATCTTGGACTGTTTTCACTGGATGGGACGCTCGAACTTGGTTTTATGATAAAACTAGCGGGCTGACTTATTTCGGGACTTCTGACGGGAAAATAGTTCGGATAAATTATAATTACGCCGATGTGGATGGAGAGACTACTAATCCGATAAGTATGGAAGTTTTATTCCAACCAGAAGATCGAGGATACCCAGAAAAGAAAAAAGAATTTCATTCAGTCGAAGTTATTGGGAAGTTCAGCGGAAATGTTTTGATAGGAAAAAGTTATGACGATGTAAAGCAGGAGAAGGCTTTAACGGACAAAAAACAGGTAGGAATTACAACTTGCGAGGAATTATGGATAGGATTTTCAGAATCTTATAGTAAAGTTCCTCCAAGGATTGAAGAAGTAGTTATTGATAATGTTAATTTGTTAAGCGATGCACGATGAGTTATTTGGATAGTGGTTTTAATCAAAATTTAATCAGAACGAGAGAAAACCCTTTGCAGATTGATTCAAATAATATCGAAGAGGTTATTAGAGATGGATCAATTTCTATCAATAGTTTGGCTTTGAGATCGGATAATATTAAAGATTTTATGATAGATGAGTTAAGCGTGGGTAAACTATTGACTGGAACTTTAACAGCGGTAACAAACATTGGAGATTCCTCAATACAGTTAGACGGAGAAAATAAGGAAATTAAAATATACGATGACAGTAGTCCAGCTAAAGTTTCAATTTATATGAAAGGAGGCTCGGCATAATGGCAGTTATTAAGATTTTAAAAGATGGTTTTGATGATATAGACAGTGATGATATTTCAGATTTTGCCTTGCATAGTGATTATAAGTGCCAAAAAATCTCATCTAATGGTTCGGTAAGTTTATCAATGGTAAATACTGATTATAAAAGTGGTGTTATTTATCACGGGTTAGATTACATACCAGCATTTTATGTGTTTGTTGAATATGACGGAAAAGGATTTGAGGCTTATGGCAATAATAATCCAACAATAACAGTTCCGGCTCAAGGTGGGGGAACAACTAGAGTAACTTTCAATATAAATGCCGATGAAGATAAGTTAAATGTAGAGGCTTGGGCTAGTTTTATTTACGGTAATGTGGCTAATTCTACATTTACAATAAGAGTATTTTTTGTATTAGATGAAATAATATGAGCGATCCAATTTTCAAAATAGCCAAAAGCGGACAGGACGCAACCAGCTTAGATCAAAAAGATTTAGTTTTCGATATAAATAATAATTATTTAGTTATACTAGAGGAAAGAACAGACAGATCAAATGCTAGTAGTAATTTAGAAATAACCCATAGCCTAGGCTACATTCCAGCTTTTTATACCTTTTTTAAAGATGTTTCTACTGGAAAATGGTATAGACAATTACAGTCAGGTCTTGATGGGAATTACGCAGATACAAGTAAAATATACATTAAAACCGATGATCCTAACCAATATGTAAGAACAGTTATTTTCGGAAACAGCCAAAGCGACGCGGTGGGTAGCGGAAGAAATAATGTTAGTGGCAAATTAAGAATAGCCAAACCTGGATATGACGCGAAAGTTGATACCGATTTAAGAAGATTTAAGTTTGCAAGTGGCGGGGGGGTTTTTAAAATTAAAGAAAAGAAAAAATTAACAGTTACCGTTAATTTAGATGGGATGGGTATGTCAGATGATTCAGTAAGTTACGCCCACGGTTTAGGGTATGTTCCTCAAGTTTCGGTTTTTTTATATAGTGCTACTCCTAGTGCTATTCAAATTCCGTTGTTTGATTTCTTGGGAGCTGGTATGTCAGTAGGATTTGATTTCACAGTAGATGATACAAATTTAACAGTAAGCGTATTTAGTGCGGGCTATTCTTTATCAGACGGCGATGAGATAGACTTTATTGCACATATACTTTTAGACAAAATAGAATAATTATAATAAATTAGCTTAAAAATATGAGCATAGATTTCGACGAACGACCGAAAGGAATGTCAAAAAGGGAGTATTGGTCCTCTATTACCGGAAGACCTAAAGAGGAATACAAATCCAGTAGTGATTACAAGATGAGTGATGATTATTGGGATAAGCAGTTGGAAGAAATGACAGAGGCTATTTTGAAAGCCACCCCAAAAGAAAAAGATCCTCTTCCGTCTTTTGATGAAAAATATACAGAAGATCTAGAAGCAGAAGACTTTGCACAAGCCGAGGCTTTATATACTCCTTATTTTGAGCAACAAATCGCAAACGAACTAGAAGATCTTAACGCTTATACAGAAGTCGAGAGCGTTAACTATGATCGAAGTTTGAGAAGTGCTAGAATTTCTATGGCTTCTGGGGGAGGAGCTATCGGCAGTGAAAGAGAAAGAGAAGAAAGTGAGATAGCCCAAGACTATGACGCAAGAAGAAAATCAAGAGTTAGACAAACCGAAAGAACAGTCGGAACTGAAAAACTAACTAACGCAGGATTTGAAACAGCCGGTCAACAACAAGAGGGTTCTTTGGTCGGAAATCTTAAAGAGGCTATCCAAGAGGGTCAATTATGGTATAAAAACCAACGGGCTCAAAGATATTACGGAAATGCTGAAACATATTATTCTCAACCCAGTGCTTATAGTCTAGCTGGAAATAAATTTTAATAATAAAAAATGGCAAAATCATACGCACAATTACTGGAGGAAGCAGAAGGCTTTAAAAGAGAGAGCGACGAAGTAAGCGGTTTTTCCGCCAATGCTGAAAAATTACCTTATATTTTGAAAGATGAATTTAGAAAAGCTCAAGGAACTGGTCTTGACGACGCTATTAGTAAAGCACGATCAAATACTTTTGGGGCGGCGATTGAGGGACTTAACAAATATCAAGATATTTCTAACCCTTTCGCTAGAAGAGACTTGGCTGAAAAATACCAATCTGGTGTTCAGATGGGCTGGGAAAGTTTAGTCAATGAAAAACAACGAAGACAGGGTGTTTATTCTGATTATATCGACAAATGGAGTGGGCTTTTTGGAGCAGACGCGGCACGAAGAAGAGATTCTTTAAACACTAAGATGTCTATTTGGGACAGAGAAAAATCTATTTCTGATTCGGCTTATTCAAGGGCTCAATCTGAAAAGAAATCAGGTCTTTCTAATTCAGAGTTGATTAGAGAAATTTCTGATCTAAGAAAAGTTGGGGAATACGGACTTAATGAACAAGAGATTAAAG